AAGTTTGATTGGTTTTCTTTTCCCTTAAAAGGGTCATTGATTCTAAGAGATGGGCTAGGTCTTTCCGGTATCTTGTACCCTAAAGGGTCTGCTTTGAAAGCATCTAAATCTACATTGACCGCCCACTTTTTCCTAGTAGTGTTATATGTGTCGGGTATGCGTGTTAGTTTTAGTGGGTGTCCTACACCATCTAGTGTTTTTAGCCCCTTAGCAACCTCTCTCTCGTACCTATCAACGTGCTTGGCTATGGTAGTACCAATGACATTTTTATCGAACATCTGATGGATATGAAATCCTCTACCTGTAAAGACTAATCTTACATCTCCCTTAAGTCTATTTAGTAATACCGCTACATCTCTTTTAACATCATCAAGAGTACCACCCTCTACAATATCAAAATCCCACCATGCTCTATCCATGATGACCGTTTCGGGGTCTACTTTCCAAGACATATTAGGGTGCATTTGTTGAAAACTATACAAAGATGTATAACAAGAAGATTTACCATTAATACTTTTAACGTAAATATCATATTCCTCTTGAGATTTACAAATCTTACGCCTAAGACCAATCTCTCTAGGAAAACTAAGCATAAAATCACTCTTCTTTCTTTTGTTTATTACCGCATTTACAAGTAATTACGGTAATCTCTTCGGGGTCTGCACCCTCTTCACCCATTACTCTCCACATAATATCTTGGTCTACCCAAGATTCGCTAGTCCCGCAAGCCGCACATACATTAATTCTACTCATTCCATTCACCTAATCCGTTATCAACGTACCCTGTCATCTCGGACTCACAATTCATGTTAAACTCGCACCACAAAGGGCAAAAATAGTCATTCCAATTCATAGGGTACTGTTGGATTACTAGCGACTCAATAGTGCTACTTAATGATTCCGAGAAAGCATTTATACTTCGCTTGTTTATCTTCTCAAGAATAGCGATTCCACGTTCCGCACCCAACCACAAACTTTTACCCCTCTTGTTTCCTTCTAACAATAATTTGTCATTACCATCTTCGGGTATTTCATAATCGGGAGAGATATACATAAAATGTGTTATGGGTTCATCGTACCCTAGTTTACTTAAAAGCCTAGAGTAGTAGACTAATTCCTTCCTAGTCCTCGCTAGTTTACCCATATTCATTTTGCCTGTTTTTAATTCCATGAGAATTAAACCACCATCGGGGTGTCTAATAACACCGTCAATCATACCAACCCAAATAATATTGTAGCCGTTGTATTGTTCTGCTACTTGATGCTTAACTTCTGCTTCTACTATGTCAAAGCCGCCCATGTCATGTGCTATCTGATGTAATAACATATTGAGACTATCTACCCCTACGTCATCATCCACACCTTCTTCTATAGCAGCACTCATTATTTTATCCGAGCCTTCTAATAGACCTATCTCCATTACCTTGTGTATTTTACCACCACGAATGGCGGCCTCACTAGGTGGTGGGCTAGGTATATCTGCTATGTACCGCCAATAAAATTGTCTAGGACACATCATGTATGTCATCAAAGATGATTTACTTATCCTCAACCATACCTTTTCTGTAGGTCTGTATGAAGAATTGCTAGTCTGCTCTTGTGTTGCTTTCATATAATCACTCTTCTTCTACCTTACCGTTATCCCAATCATCAACAGTAGTTTGTGAAGTATCAATAACTAAACCACCACCACACATAGGGCAGGTATTTTCTACAGGTAATTGAGACAATAATGGCCTCATAACTTCTTCATCACATTCTGAACAAGACAAAGTATCTGTTTTACCTAAGTCCTGTAATAGTGCGAAGAACATCGTTTGTAGTTTTGCATAATCAAAGGCCACCTGTTCAAAGGCGTGAATTGTGCCTTTAGTTAATTGTTCTTGTTTCTGTTGTAATTCTCTTATATCGCTTGCGTTAGACATTATTTATCTCTCCTTTTCCTACGGTTATATAGTTATCTACAACCACTTCATCCCACTCATACCCTCTAAAGAGTTATGTATAGGTTGAATATCCCATTGGGCTAAATTGTAATAAGGCTCTATTTTATTTAAGATAAATCTTTGTGCAAGAATCTTATTACCTATTTTTGTAACACCGTCTATATCAGACGGGTCATCGAATGCTATGTATTTACCATTTTCATTTATGCTAACTTTAAAGAATGAACCTTTTCTATATCCTTTACCTAGATATTCGTTAGCCCAAGCCGCACCTGCTGATGAGCCGGACAAAACCTTGTAATCGTCTAAGTTTCTCTCTAGTTTACCTTTCATACATAGGTCGGAAGGGTCTACTTTTCCCTTAACAACATCATCAACAAGAGAGGATATACTTTGTGTGATTTGTTTTTGGTCTGTACCATCTAATATACCGTCAATAACTGTATTCATACACAATTTCATTACACTAGGCATCCTTGATTGTTTTAATTCTATTCCCTTAACATAAGTTTTGGGGTCGTGATAAGAGCCATCAGTCCAACTTACTTTTCCGGCATATCTATTTTTAGCCATAATCAACATACTAGGACACCACTTCTCAAACTCGGTTTCTATCGGAGACATTTCTTCATTAAATATCTTTAGTGCCTCTAAACCTTCTTCGGGGTTAGGTATATTACAGAATATAGAATCAGTATGCCCATAGTAAACTTTGAAGCCTACGTTTTCAGCATGGTACATTAATTCCTCAAGAGTATTTCTTGATGTATATGTGATAGCAGATGCTACTTCGGGGTGATAAAAGCCGTACTTAGAATCACCCGCTACACCATACATAGATGCTACTAATGACTTACAAGCAAACTGCATAATATCCCATTTGTTTTTCTTCTCTAATGTATCACTCATCATCATCTTAAGTTTGTTTTCATTCCGTAGATAAGTCATATCATCCATTAATCTACAAAGTAATCCCTTTTCTTTTACGTTAAACTTACTACCATTACCACAATCCTCACCTTCGGGGTCTAATGTGTCCCATGATATACCATACTTGTGTACGTTGCTGTGATACATAGCCTTTATATCTAAGATACCTACGTTTTCATACACACCTGTTTCGGGTTCTAAGACGTTAGCCCCGTCATAAGGCGTGTAGGGAAACTGTGGTTGTGTAGGTATTCTCCTATCAAACTTCTCATCCTTCAACGCTAGACTTGTGAACATCTTGGTAATAAATGGTGTGGAACGTAAATCGCATTGAACAACGTGCTGTAAAGCAGTATAGTAATCCAAAGCATTTACTTTTGAGTCAAGTCTAGGTAGTAATCTTACGTCTTGTCTACAATAATGTACATACAAAGGTAAGTCTGAATAGTAAGTGTCGTGTCCATCGGGCAACTCTACCTTCTTTTCCCCTAAAACCTCACTAGCAACATCATCCAATTTGTAAGAAGGTAATTTACCGTTTTTCAATTCCCATATTTTAGAGAATGCTATCATCAAATCTATACAGTTTCTACCTACTATTGGTTGTTCCCAATCACCAAACTTATATCTAATTCTTCTCATAGGGGATAGTGTAGCGGGATTAAGACCACAAGCCCTGCTTCTCTCTACTATCGTTCTAATATCAGCCCCAACGACATACCACCCTGTGATAATATCGGGGTCTTGTTTCTTCATGTGTCGCAAGAAATGAATAAGCATATCCCTTTCACTACCAAATCCGAGTGCAGGGGTAGGGTATTCGTAATCACCGTATGTATCGAACCTTTTAGGCTCGCCATCAGCCAAACCTTCTTCTTTAATAGAAGGGCATACAAACCATACATATTCATTTTCGGTAAAATTATCATAAACTACTATCACCCTCATTTGGTTTGTTGCGGGCGACCATTCACAATCAAGATACCAAGTCCTATGTTTATAATTCTCAAAGGGTTCGTTATCTTTTTCTTTTAGCCTATCTATAAGTACACGATTAACATAAGGTACATTTGCTTCCCATGTTGTCCCGTAATAAGATAGATTCCTTAACTCCGAGTTATGCGAAACAACAATCTTAGTTAAATCTTCCCCATAAAGACCTGTATAACCATCTTCTTTTCTTATACAATCTTCTACATAAGGGGCATTATCAGTCTCAATAAAACAGTACGGATAGTGGCCTTTGATTGACTCGGTTTTTCTATTTCCCTGTGCATCTCTATACCTCACTAGGACTTCTCTACCGTTGCCTTGCTCTACTATCATAACTATTCCACCTAATCTTACGGTTATAATCTTTTAATTCCATCCAACATTTCTTGTGTAGTCTACGTGTACCCCAATCATTGTGTGTAGCCTTCCCATTTTTACGGGAAGTACCGATAGGCACTAAAGGTTTACCACAATGTTCGCAATTACTCATTATTTCTACCCCTACTTCTCGTAGGTATATCGTATTTATTTAGCCATTGGTTAATAGCGGCAGGTGTAATACCGAATTGGTCTGCTATATCAGCCATGCTTCTTTCTCTATCTATGTATTCTTTATTCAACCATATTTCATCACGGTATAATGGGTCTAATTCCTGTCTAACCTTTACAGATACAACATAATTCTCACCATTTTTACCCCTAAAATTAAAAGCGGAAAGACCGCCCGATTCTGCTTCGGGTGTAGGTATTACTAATTCGTGTATAACATAGTATTTTGGGTAATCTATATTCTTTTCAATCGGGTGTGCTTGTACATTTGTGTTCATCATCATATATATTCATCTCCTAGTAGTGCTGATTGGAAAATAAAGTCGCCATCACCTAAAGTTATAAGTAATTTAACTCCTTGTTCCCATTGTGTGAAATCAAAAAAGTATAAGTTTATTTTACCGTTAATGTTAGCAAATAGATTGTTGAATCCACCTTGATAGGTAGCCATAAAAGGCCATTGAGTACTTCTCCTATCTAACTCATATTCTGTTCTACCTTTTAATTCCTTACCAACGACAACACTAAGTCCGTTTTCATCTCCCTTAAAAGTGAATGTGTTTAATTTTTGTCCGTTCATTTCATCACATCTAACTGCTTCAAATAAACGTACTGCATCTACCGATTCCCAAGAACAAGCAGGTTGTAAGATACTACCATCATTCATAGTATATCCTATTTCATTACCTACATTTAGTTTTGCGGCAAATGTTATTGATGTATTAGACCACTCATTTAATGTGGTAGGACTATGTGGGAAAGCCAAAGCATTCTCGGAAGCAGTAAGCGTTGTTTGCTTATACATAGACTTTAGTTTTAACTTATCATTATCATAAGTTAAAGTCAAAGCATTTCCGTGATACTTTAGTATTCCCAACATAGTCTCTATGTCGCTAACAGGTATTTTGGTTTCTCCTGTAGACGGTATCGAGAAGATACCTACAGATGATACACCATCTTTAGTGAGAGAACAAGTAGACATTCTACCACCTACGGCATTCAACATACAAGCCGAAACTTGTGGTATATTTTTACCGGAAATGGTTTGTCTACGTTGTGTACACTTTAGCAACCATATCAATGATTGTGTATCTACGATAGATTGCATATTATCGCCTCACTCATTTAAGAAAGGTAGTCCTGTCCACTCTACCTTCCCGCTTTTCACCGTCAAAATAGTATGTGTTGTACCTACATACTCCATGTTCTTACCTTTCATTTCCTCAATAGTACCTTTGATAGCCCACTCACCATCGGCTAAGGTTTTATCACCCTTAACACCTGCGGCTACGTCTGCCTTTTTCATGTATCTATTTAGGAAAATCTGTTGCGAAAACTTACGCATAGTACCTTTGTCCCAATCGGGTCTATCACCGACTGTCATTAGTACTTTCTTACCTGTGCCGTCATCCATATACTGCTGTACAGGTTTTAGGTGGAAGGTAAAGAATACTTTAGGTACAGGCAAAGCGTGAATCCTAGTTAGAACATTTCTGTTCATACGATTACGTTCTCGCCATTCTTTTTGGTTAAAAGTACCATCTTCTGTTTCAATGATACCACGACTTAGTAATGACGCTCTCATAGCGTGTTCACACCACTTTAGGAATGTCGAACCGCCATCGAATACTACACCCGCCCAATCATCGGGGTTTGCTGCTACCTCTTCTGCTAGAATATTAACAAACCAATTAGTCTTATCTACTAATGCTTTGTAATCTACATTGTTTTCTGCATCAAAGATAGAGTCATCTGTTTCATCGTGTAGTGGTATTACCATAATGTTTTCTGCATCGGGATAGATATAATCTACGGTAGATTTTGCTGAATTATCTACATCAAATACTGCTACCTTTTTACCTGCTTTAATTTCTGCATCCATCATAGATAATGCTAGTCCTGTCTTAGCGGTGTTTTCCCAACCTACCAATCCCATACGCAAATCAACTGATTGTGATTTGTTGTTCTTGAAGATATTACGGTAGTATTCTTCGTTATACACCACTCCTTGTGGTGCTTCTGTCGTCTTAGTTATTTGTGGTGCTTGCGTTCCCCATGTCATATTAATACCTCATTTTCTTACGGTTATATAGTTTACTCCTGTGGTGCGATTATAGCACAATCAGTAGTAAGTAGTAGTATAGCGATAGAGAAAGCGGATTCAACAGCGTTGATACTTACACCAACAGGGTCAATAATACCACTTCTTCTTAAGTTTCCATATTTTCTTGAAACTGCGTTATAACCTTCGCCTTTTGATTTAGCGTAAGCAAGATTTGAAGTAGGCTGACCGCTATTAGATAAAATCTGTTTGATAGGTGCTAGGATTGCATCAAAGTACTTTGCGCCATCTATCTCATCAACAGTCCCATGAGTTTTCCACCAAATATCCTTAAGTGCTACACCACCACCACTTACTATCCCTTGCTTTCTAGCAAGAGTAGCGGCATTGACAGCATCGTCTACACGTTCTCTACGTTCCCTTTGTTCTATGTCGGTAATTCCACCTACCTTGATAGATGCAATACCCGAAGTAAGCCTAGCGATTCTATTCTCAACTATCTCACGCTCAAAATCAGTTTCTACTTGAGTTAGTATTGTGGTAAGATTATCTATGTAATCCTCATCCACACCATCCTTAATGAAAGTAGATGTAGTAGGAGTTATCTCTACTTTATCACACATACCTAACTCATGTTCTTTTACCTTAATAATACTGTCAAACGAGTTGAATACTTTACCACCACATTTTGCTTCTATATCTTGAAGCCAATGGTCTTGTGTATCACCGAAACCTGCTGTCTTAATTATACAGACATTTAGTTTCCCCTGCATAATATTAACAAGTAAGTTAGGTAGTATGCTTGGGTTGTAATCATGGCAAACTATCACTAAAGGTTTACCCGCTTTCATAGATAATTCTAGTGCAGGTACTATGTGATTAAAGGTATCTATTTTCTCTTGCGTTAAAAGTATAGAGGCATTATCATAAATACACTTCTCTCTATCTGCATTAGCCATGAGTTTGTTTACATACCCACCATCCATAACAAGACCTTCTGTTAAAGACCATGTGGTACTGTTATCAGAATTACTTTCTATTATCACATTACCTTCTTCACCTACAGCCAAAAGTGCTTGGTGTATCAACCTACCTAATTCTACATCATTATTAGATGCGACAATACATACATCTAGTAAGTCATCGTCATTAACATCAGTAGCCATGTCTTTTAATTCATCTACTATAAACTTACACATATTACTAAGAGTTTCTTTTATCTTAATATTATCTGTATCATCATCAGCCATTGTATTACATAATGCCTGTGCTAAGATAGTAGCAGTAGTAGTACCATCTCCCGATTTACTTTGTGCTTCGTGAGCCACTTCTTGCATGAGATTAATTCCCATCTGAATATAAGGGTCGGGGTCGGTAATAGACTTAGTGATAGATACACCATCATTAAGAATTAAGGGTAGTCCCGCAGGGTTCTGTATTATTACTGTACCTGCATTTGCGCCTAGTGTGCCTTTGATTGCATCAGCGACTTTGTTTACCCCTAAGAGCAATTTGTCTCTTGCATCTTCTCCATGTAATATATTTTCCATATTTATACCTCAATAATATCCTAGTATGTGTTCCCAATGTATAGCACTAACTTCATTGTCAAAAGGAATAACCTTTGTCTCATCCACCATGACGGAATAGCCCTCTTCTATTACAAGAGGTACTAAACCGCCTACGGATAGGACTTGTAGATGGCCTTCAAGAATGAGTCCACCGACAGTTTCCTGTATGGTGTTATGGAGAAAGACGTAATGACCTAAAGCCTTCACTCATCCCACCCATCGTTAGTAGAAACTACTTCATCCATGACTGCTATTCTGTCAAAGGCATACCAACCGGAGATAGACATTCTATCTTCTCCTTCTTTTGTTCGCCATGCCTGACCATGAAGTAGTACTTTAGTACCAACAGCGAAGTCCACAAGTGAATCTTGTTCACTTGGAATGTAAACATCTACGGTGGCTGCCGTAGAAGCAATATCTAAATCAGCACATACTAAAACATATCCGCCATTATCTCTAGGGTCTATGTGTATAACTTCTGCTACAGTAGCGAGGGTTCTATCCCACCAACCCGCATTTCCGTTATGTGTGTCGTAGTATTGTCCTAGTTTGTCTAAACCGGAAATCATATTCTCTTGACCGATAATCTGCGGTACAAGTGTCAATGGGTCTGCTGAAAAGATAAATGCTACTTCTGCATCTGATTCAAAGACTGATACGCCATCCTTAGCGTAAGCAGTAGTGCCGTTAGCAGCAGGTCTTAATGCGATAGTACCCGTTGTAAAGGTAGGGTATTGCACATCTGCACCTTTTTGTGTTGCCTTAACAGTAAGTGCCTTTACTTCATCAGTAGTACCTTGTTTACGACCTAAGAATAACATAGTCCTTTCTCTTTCGTCTTGTGGTCTAGGTCGGCCATACTTAAAGTTAGCATCACCGGATGGGAAAGTCTTATTGTTCTTATCCCATACTACGAAGAAGTGTGTATTCTCATCTAGTTTTTGTGTATGTCGTGGTAATTCTGATACGTCAGCAGTCTCTACACCGTAGAAATCTTCTCTAGCGTGTCTAGTATAAGTACCATCATGGTTATTCTCAAAGAGAACAACAGCACCGGATTCAACCAATACGTTTCGTACATCTTCTGTAGCGGCTCTTAATTGGCCGGACATTTTATTGTATAGTATTTTACCCCATTCTTTAGGGCGTGGTACTGAAATAAACATACCTTCATACTTTGTTGCACCGGAACGAGATAGTCTCGCATTTTCCGTACTAATCATTCTTGCTGCTACTCTTAGTGCAAGAATACCGCAGTCATCGTCAGACTTACCTGCGTTTTTCCAAGCCGCACCCTGTTCTGCTAAGACTGATTCAGCCTTACTACGCAGGGTGTCTGCGGCCACATTTACTGTTTTTGCTACGTTATTAATCATCGTTTCATCCATATTGGTTTCCTCTGTTTGTATTTCTAGTCCTATTTTCTTACGGATATAAAGTTTTTGTATATCCTTCCATACACAAACGGACAAAGTTTGCTATGGCTATATTTTCCTCTACACCGTGTATCAAATCCCTTTCGGTTATTGCTGCGGCATCTACGATACGCATTATACTATCTACTTTTGCGGTAGATGTAATAGCGTAGTCGAATACTGTTTTTACCACTTCTCTAGGTGGTATTCCGTATGTTTCTTTTAAGGCTAAATTATAATCATTCTCACGGAAACATAACGTGAGAAAATGTTTAGCGTCAAGACCCTGTGAAACAAGGCCGTTGATGAACCCTTCCGGTTCGGGGTGTACAGAAAACGCCTGTAGAGCATTGATACTATTTCTTAAGTCTCCTTCATGTGCATCAGCAATCAGATTCAATTGGCCTTCCGTAATAACCGTACCTGTTTTACCTGCTATCATAGATAATCTTTTTACTATGTCGTCTTTAGAGATAGGGTTGAACCTTAAAACTCTACACCTAGATTGTAGCCACTTACTAACCTTACTCAAATCATTACAAGTAAGGATAAAATAACCCTGTGAGTTTTCTATAACACCCTTTAATGCTGATTGTGCAGCAGGTGTCAATTGGTCTGCTTCATCGAGAAGGAAGAATTGATTTTGGTTGCCTGTCCTAGACATAGGCAACAACTCTTCTTCTACGAAATCAATACCCCTAGTCTTTTTACTACTAGCGTTGAATACATGAATAGGCCAACCTAAATCCTTAGCCATAGCCAAAGCAAGGCTAGTTTTGCCTGTACCTGCTTGTGGGCTATAAAAGATAAAGTGTTGTAAAGAAGTTATCTCATTAATAACTTCGTTTTGGCCTACTATCTCACTAAGAGTAGGTCTGTATTCAGTAGCCCATATTGTCATGTTATTTTCTCCTTAGTTTTTTATTGGCTTATCCAACTTGTTAATGCTCTATGTATTATCAGAAATCTCATTTATACTTTGAGCCTCACTCTATCTGTGCATATCGGTTATGGTTTTGGGCTACCACCTGTTTATGTAGCCTCGCCAACTTGAGATTTAATAAAGACCCATAGTGCCGTGTAATGCTGTCTGCATTCCACATACTCTACAAGTACAATATACTAACATTCTGTCTCCCCTAGCACTACCCTTGATTCTAACATAGTCCCACTCATGGTAGTTAGGGTCGCAGTCTGTTTGTGCCATATTAATACCTCATTTTTTAACGGTTATATACTTTATGTAGTGAGTCTTAAGCGTCATTTAGACTTGCCTCTCGTAAATTAACGCTTCTGCTGATTGGAATAAACTCATAATTTCTGCGTGTGCAGGTCTGAAACCTAATTGGCCGCCTGTTCTCGCTTCTGCTTCTAGGGATAGAAGTAATCCTACCATAATACCTTTTAGGTATTCTGTACTTACTTTTTCGGGAAGAGTATTAATCATATCATCTATTACTTCGTCATCCCCTAATTCGTAATCTACATCGGTAGCGAGACAAAGAACGAACCTCATGTATTGAGCCTCGTTCATATTCTGTGTGGTTAATATTTCCCCTAAATCTATCGGCTTCTCAACATTAAAGACGCTTGCTATGATAGTGGATAAGTCATCCATTTCTATTCCCTGCATAGTCATACCTCTAGTGTTTTATTATTATACTTTCCTAACACAATGCAAACATTGAGTTTCATTTGGGGGAAATATTCTTATCTTACCACAAGAACATTGTTGTGCTTCTTGCATCTGTGCCGGAGTCATAACTGTCGGACTTCTTGTAAGCATAATATCTTCCTTTGTGTGTATTATTTTTCTATTAATGTCATATACTAAATGATTTGCTGATGTACCTATCGCATTTTCTACTTTAGTAGAACCTACTTGTACAATCTGTGGATTCTTACTTAACAAAGCCGAAAGGCTGTGTGGAGAAGGTACTGTTCTAATGTTTTTTGTTTTACTTAACATAGCAGCCATCCCCTCTTTCGTCATAGCACCGTACTCCCACAAAATGTCCACGATAATACGCCTGACCCTTTTGTTATTAGCACTCATGTATAAATGTAAGCCTCATAGTGCTTATAAATCATTCCCCATATCTAAATACATAGCAGACATAAAGAAGCCATCATCCATCTGTCCATCGGGTATTTCTTGTGTACTTTTAGGGTAATCTCTTTGCACATAATAGTCGGTCATAATTTCATATCCCATAACAATCATACAGTACAAAATCAATATAGAGGACAAACATATCAAAGTATAAATCAAAGCCATTCTTGTATCAAACCCTTAGATTTCTTCATACCTTTAGGTACGCTTCCGCCTTGTTCCTTAATACGATTACTTACGGTTATAGAGTTTTTTACTATGACCTCTATATGCTTATCACTTGAACGGGATTGTTCATGCCTATATTCCTGTTTTTTCTTCTTAGGAAACTTAGTTTTTTTATGAGCAGGTTCTATACCATAAACCATTATCGCCCTTACATACTTTTCCGGTAAAAACATAGCAGTTTGGGCTAATTTACGCCATACTGTAATATCTACATCATTTTCTTTCAAGAACGCTTTAGCCAAAGGTAAAGGAGTTTTATTAAATACCGCATTGACTCTTCTCCTGTCCTTCCATGTTAGCAAAGCATTTATTGGAGAGTAGTGATTACTTTTACCCTTAATCTTAAGAGAGTCGGATATGATAACATAATCCTCACTTTTCTTAGTTATCTTAGGTGGTCTATCACAACAAACTACAAGTCGGTTCGTTATCATAGGCAACCATTCTAGTACATCCTTTTCCTTAAACTTATTACTGCGTAGAATATAAGTAGTATCTTTATCAGTAGGTGGTGTATCAATTTCTCCTATCATCATAATGTATTTAGATTCCATAAACTTACTGTCATCATCTGTAAATATCACTATACCCATAGGCTCACCATAATTTTTTGCTACAATTTTTTTGAAATACTACTATATAAAGTTAGAATGGGTCATGCCCATAAACGTAATTCTGCACACGTTCCATCTGCCCTGTGGTTAGACCCCAAACATCCATTATGGAAGTCTTAGTTATCCTATAATCTGCGTGATACCATTCTATACCATTGTGAGTTATATTTGCCGTAAGATTATCTTCTTTCATGGCTTCAATTAAATTAGGTAAATCCTTTTCATAGATTGCTCTATTAATTAACCTTCTAGCAGGTTCGTTTCGCCATTTCTTAACCATCTATAATCACCGAAGGTTCTTTCAACAAAGCCATTTTCAATTCTACTTGGTCTAATAATTGTGGATGAGAACCTAATACCTCTATCAATATTCTCGACATATCATTGACCTGTGCTTGAGCCAACATCAACTGCGAATCTACACCTATTTCCTTTTTCAATTGGCCTACCAATTTCAAAGAAGAATTAGCCTGTCCAATTAGTTTTGCCGCATCACTAACAAACTCGGATGATATACCACCTGCTGCTTCTTTCTGCACTTCTAATTCGTTTAAGTAATTCTGAATCCTAATAACAATATCTTCTGCCGCATCTAATGTAGAGATAGTTTGTTGTCTATCTTCTTCCATGTTCTTTGCCTGTAAAGCATCAAACTCTATATGATTATCCATGTGGTTCATAACTACACCTTCATTCCAATTGTGCCTTACTTCTAAAAACGTAGCACTAAACTCTTCATTCATTATACCTAATTCGTAATCCTTCTTGGATTTGTGGTCGCACATAGGACAGCCACCATCTAAAACCCACCTAAGAACCTCGATAGCAAAAGCATCATTTTCTCCGTGTAGTCTTTGTTGTATTTCTCTTGCTGTCCTCATCTATATACCCCACTTTTGTTCTTCTTCATCTGATTCAAGACGCTGTGTTCCGATACGACAAGTAATACCCTTTCTACCACGCCTCTTGACGTTAGGTGCATATTCACCGTACCATGATTGGCCTTCTAGGTTTTCTACAACCCATCTCTTCGCTGATTGATAATCACCTGCTGTAATCATCTTGGAGACTTCTTTTAGTAATATTGATTTAGATATATCCTTCATCCAAAACGTACTCTTGATTAACTCAAGGTCTGCATCCATTACTCTTCTTCTCATCTCTAGTGATTGATTTAGTATTCCCCTAAGAGTATCGTCAAGAGTAATAATTAGTGGTTGTCCACCAACATAATTAGGTTGCATCATGTGATAACCTATACACAATCTACGAAATAAATCTGCCTCAAAAGAACGTACATCCGGCCTGTTAATCCATTCGGCCACATCATCATCGAACAGAACACCCGTTGGTGGATTTCCTGTTGCCTCTTGTTGCCTTCTTCTAATCCACTCCTTAATCTCAATATTAAGGTTAGCGAGAGATGCCCTTTCCTCTATCTGCATATTTGCTTGTGCGTGTTGTGCCATCTTGTATGCCTGTTCCTTCTCCGGTGTCATCTCAATATCAATGATAAAGAATCTTCTGTCAAGACCGGACTCTAACTCAAACCTAGCAGGTTGTGTACCCGCCCATATAGTATATCGTGTAGTATAATTTACCCACCCATTTCTCATGGCTTTGTTTACTCTACCATTATCGAGTGATGTAAGTAATTGGTTTTTCATATCTAGGCTGTGGTCTTTTTTAGACGCATCAGACATAGAGGAAAACTCTTCAAAGCCTAAGAATCCACCACATAATTCTCTAGCAATAGGCCGCCCTGCTATATTACCATCCTCATCTACCGAGCCAAACATACCTGCTTCTGTGATAGAGTTAGCACCCATCATTGTACGGTAGCCTTGTCCCATATCTGCATTGTTGCTATGAACAAGACCTGTATTTTCTGCTAGGAACATCAAGATAAGAATACTTTTACCCGAACCTTTAGCACCTCTAAGCATTAGGTGAATCCTCGTATCAGGTAATTGAGACATAGGCGTGTAGAAAGGCATATTGTTATGACGTAGAGGACAATGCTCTATAACGAAGTCTCCTGTCGTGTATAATGGGCTATCGGGGTCGAAGTCGCAACGACTACATTTGTTCATACTGTTAAACAAATGCCCACCGATACTACATAGAAATATAGGTATCTTATCTGCTACATCAATGAAGAAGTTTCTATCAGCAAACTCCTGCGTCTTTTGAAATACGTTAAAACTACTCTCCAAACTCATTACCCCCAAACTCTACCATAGCCCTATCAAGACTTAGCGGCTTGGTAAGGTGTTCTAAGTCAGACAATAGAACGGTTAAATACTTTTCCTTTTCGTGGTCTGTCTCTAGTTTGTAATGCTCTCTCATCCACCAAGATAGCGTTTCTTGTGTTTCGGTATTCACAAATGTATTTCTATCCCTACCACCTATTACAGTTATATTTTCCTTAATAGTATTTCTACAAAAGTTTTTGAACACCGAACCAAACGCCCAAACAGGCAACGGCATCACTATATCTTCTTTTAGTTTTCGTTCACTCTTCATCTCAACATTATGGGCTTTTGTTCCATGATTAGTAATTAATTGAATATCTTCTTCGTGATTCATGTAGTCAAAGACTCCTATTTGATTCTCATTTATAGTACCGTGAGTAGTAGTAGAAAACTCTTGCATTAGATTTACCGTAAGATAACATAGAGAATCAACACCCTTATTATTTAGTGCTAAAACTATATCTCTAATAATGGGATATGTGTATAACCACGATATAGAAGATTCATCATCGTTGTGTACAGGGAATGTGTGCGTAATTCTAAGGATAAAGAATCTATCACCATCCTTATTTTTCTTTTCAAACAATCTCCATTCGGGAAATACGGGTTCGGGATAATTGTTGAAAGGCTCTACTTGGTGCAATCTACTAAAGATTCTAGCAACAGGTTTCTCATCACCTATCAAACCCATGCCTGTAATAAAACTAGCATAACCCTTCTCATTCTGATTAAACACTATAAGAGTCGTAGGTGTTTTAGATGTGTGTTCACCGTATATCTTATTCCATACAATATCTGTATCGCCATAAGTTTCTACTATGTTAGCCTTCATTGTTCCACCGCCTTACTTTTAGCGTAATTTTGTAATACTTTAGGAAACTTAGTTAGTTTCTTTTTACTTTTAATCATTTTATCATATGCTACTTCTAAATCTCTTGCTGTGTAAATATTAGTAGGGGTGTATTGTCCCGATGGGTTTCTTTTTGTTTCTGTCCTACTGTCAAATAATATACTCCTACTTAGTTTTGCGGATAATTGTATTGTAGTATTACCGCTACCATTTCCCCTTAGTCTAAGTGGGTAATACCTATTACCACCGTCATTTCTGTTTTCATATCTTTGCTCATTCTTCTTTCTAAGTCGGTCTTTATCATTCAATATTTTGTTTATCTCATACGCTGTCATTCCTTCCGGCTTATCCTTTAGTATTTGATATACTTCATCTTGAAGCAATTGTCCTGTCGCTCTACCCATATTTCTTCTCTCCTTTTCTTTCGATTATAAACTTTTTAATTCTTTTTTTTATTTCTGCTTTGCGTAAAAAGAATAAAACGCTGTACTGCTCTCCATTTTCTAATTAATTTTATTTCTTCTATAGTATAGATGAGAATAATAGTAGTGGGCTTACCAAACATACTATTGAATTAATTAAAGAATTAACAAAACCGCAGTACTGCAAGCCTGTTATTCTTTTTGCGTAATTTAGAATCATAAAAAGAATAAATAATTTTCACGTTCTAACTTATTTTTATCGGAAAACCAAAGGTTAGGGTTGTATTTATTCCACGCCTTTTTACCTTCTAATTTTGATAAATTATCCGAAATTATTTCATCATCTAGGTTTTCTAAAATCTGTTTCAATACACCATGTAAAACATCGTTGTTTTCCATACATACAAGCCCGTCATTGGTGTGGGCGGGTACAGGTTGTACATACCCACTACCGCACTTAACTCTGACCGCTACGGTATAGTGTCTTGGTAATTGTGTTATCTCTATTCTAATATCTTTATCCTTAGTGTAATATGTTTGACCGACTAGTCTTACGGTAAAAACACTACAAAGGACTCTACCCCTCTTAAGATTTCTCATTTCTTTAGTGGCTTTAGCGTCCATTAACAATATTTTTGGTCTTTCGCTCGTTCTCAAGTTTACAACACTAGATAAATTATCACGACAAGCAAGGAAAAACATATCATCTAATTGTAGTGGTTTCTTTTTCGGTATCTCTAATACTGAATTATTATCACCAACAACAAATGTAATTTCTACATCGTCTGCATCGTAAATAGCATCATGTATTATTGCTTTTAACGAAAAACTAGATGGTCTGTGTTCTATACAATTTCTATACATGAAATTAAACTCGGATTTACTCAAAGGTTCTTGGCGGCATGATTCATAACAGTAATCTAATAACTGCTTCAATACTTCTCTCCTAATAATACTGAAATCATTAGTCTTATTCTGCAATAGTACATCACATTGTTGTATAACAGTTTTACCCTCATCGTTTCTCCTTACAGGCGAAGAATGCCACACGGTTAATTCTTTTAACCTAAAAGTATGTGTTATCATTCATCCCACCCTATTTCTAAATCAAATATTATCTCTTGTAAATCTAAAGTATGCTCTTGGGTTGCACCACACTTTTCACAACTTATAGTGATACGTGCATCTTCACCTGCATTGACAATTTCAAAGTCTGCTATATCCACAAACTCATGCGGGCATCTCTCTTGTATGTATTCCTCGGCCATGTCCCTTCTCATATCAGCATCTAGTTTTTCCCATGTATGTTCATTCATTCTTCCTCATCCTCACTTAGTTTTACGGGTAATGGTCGTAATCCACCTTCATACACAACACCATTTACCTCTATCTTAAGATATAATTTACCTGTTCCTTCTACGCCAAAAAAATCGCAATCTAATATTTTTCCCCTACCTATCGGTGGGCTACTGTATTTTCCAAAGTTTATCCATCTTCTATTCTCGCTCATATTTATTTCTCCTTACTGTTTCTTTTACCCTATCAATAGCATTCTTAAATCTCTTGATTGTTTTCTGCGGGGTTTTCGCTTTGAATTGACCTATGAACATAAACTCATAAGCCATTTCTATTGTATTTCTATATCGCTGTATGCGATTCTCATATTCGGGTACATACACACCAAACTTTTTTGCTTGTTTACCAACACTACTGTTTGGGTTATACCCTCGTAGCATCTCTATTACTAAGTCTATGTGTACTGCATTCTCATCTGCTTCTCGGTATTCATAATCTACATACGGCCATTGTGGTTCTAACTTCTTCACTTAAGCCCCCCCAATTTCATTACTTCATCCATGTCCTCAATCTTGTATAGATTTACTTTGTATCTATCTCCATTTAGTTTAACACCTATGCCTGTATTGTATTTACCTACACCTTTCATACTCTTTAGTATGTTAGATATATGCTTAGGGTTCTTAATCTTGGATAGTGCTTGGTAGTTTAATTTACCGTAAATCTCTTGTGCTGTTAAGCCTTCTTCTTGGCCGATAAGTGTCTTAGCGACCATGCGTTTTAACTGTACTTTTCTCATAATATCCCTACTCTTCTTCTATATATAAGGTGTTCGATTGCGTGTCTAAAGCGTCAATAATCTTCTGTGCGTATATTACTGCATCCATCAATTCTTCCTTCAAATGTTGTACCCATTCAGCAACGGATAGGTCATCCCTATCCATTGTAGTACCGTACTTGGCCTCGCCTTTTTTAGCCCGCCATCTAATCTCGGCAATTACTTTTTCCTCAATACTACTCATTCCTCATCATCTCCCTTATTAATCGGTGGGTCGAGAAGTAATTCTATTGTGTTTGCCCCATCATACACAAGACCTATAACTCTCAAACGGGGTCGGCAGTTTATACCTGCATTCTCTATTTTCTCTATCGCTTCTCTCAATTGCGTACATCTAACAAAGTACCCACTACGTTGTGCGTGATTTACTTTTATGTCAATCATAACTCTCTCTTCACTCATAATTCATCTCTCCATTCTTCTACTGCTTTAGCACAAAACTCTCTACTAAAACCAAAACAACTAATCAAGAAATTAGTCATCTCATCATCACTTACATCATCGGGATGTAATTCATCCATCCTCATTTTTCTTTTAAGGTGGCTTTTCATATTCCTCATACTTGTAATACTTGTAGGCATATCACCTTTGTAGCCTGTATCTTTATCATCTCTAGGTAATTGAGGCATCAGAACCAACCCCCACATTTACCACAAAAACTAGGGTACATAGGCTTAGGGTAATCAATAACCCTACCTTCACAATCACACTTAAACCTAAAATGTTTTGTTTGTTTCATTCCTCTTCCCCACTATATTTACTTCGTGCTTTGTACTTTCTATTGTATAGATACAATCGTGCCGCATTCTGTCTTTTGTTAGGCATTATTCTTCACTCTCCGTTGGTAGTATCATGTTGATTATATCTCGGCTATTAATAGGTGCTTCACCTTCTCTCATGGTAAAAGTATTAGGTACTACCTTGACTTCTTCATGTGGTGATTGTGTCAAGTATAGGTTTGCTATGGTATTTACATCATATTCTCTTACGGTAAAAATAGTGCCGGACTTTAGATGTACGTCTAAATAACCATTTTCTACTATTGCCGCAATCTCTCGTCTATCTATCTTTACTTTTCCGGTATTACAAACTAATGTCTCACTCCAATATTCTCTTTTTAATTCACTCATTTTATATCTCTCCTATTTTATCTTCTAACTCTTGTATTCTTTCGCCTACTTCTGAATGCACTTCTTCTATCTCCATTTCTGCATGGTGGCTCATACGTATGTTAGTGGGTAAAGCCTGTGCTACTTCTGCTATGTAATGCAAGGCATATTCACACGCCTCTTCCGCATCTCTTAGCGTTTGTAATTCATCAGCAATCTCTTGTAGTCTAACCTCAATCATCTTACTCATCTAAGGCATCTCCCAATCAAAACTACTATCTATGTCCACATAATCTTGAATATGGCTTCTTACATATTCCATGTAATCATCAATACTTTGGTGTATCAAATCATCTGCTTCAATCTCTATATCTTCTTCCAATTGTATTTTTACTTTTACGTTTATTGTAGTCATTATTCTTCACCTCTTGTTTCCACTTTAGGCATACCATTTTCGTATCTATCAATCCAATACTCAAGTGCTAACACCGAAACCTCATTAGCGAACGCATCTTGAAATGAATGTATAAATAATTCCCATTCTTCATCACTAATTGGTCTTTTATCATCCGTCATATATTCCATATGTCTTTTCTCAAGGTATTGCCATAAGGTAGGGGCTAATTGTTCCCACAAGTTTTCTTCATTATCCATTTTAATCACCATCCTTCCGGTTCTTCTATATCTTGCATTACCCAATGTGCTTTAATATCTCTAGTAGAGTATATATCTCCGGCATCAGAAGTCCATAGGATTACACCCATGTCCCCAACCCAATGACTAACAATTTCCATTGTAATACCATTGTGTATATTCTCAAACCTTACACCTCTAATGTCAAACTCATTAGCAGGTATAGGCGCATTCCTTCTTAGTGCGTCATTATTACTTCTTATTTCATCTTTATTCATTTTTTTTGTCTCCTTTGTCGGCTCTCGCCATGTTTCTAACTAAAACGTCATCCTTTTTAAGTCTGTCGTTCTTGACTCTTAAGCGTGGTTTTTTATTTAAGAAAAAACTACTCATTGTACATCACCCATCCACCAATGAGGCACTTTACGGTCATCCCATCGAGCAAACTCTTTGCTATGATAATAGCGTCTATAAGCCTGTATTGCTTCTTCGCCTCTTGCATGACTGATGATACCTTTTTCATCGTCTGTTATTACAGCAAAAGGCTTACTTACAGCAGTCATATAATCGGGTCTATACTCATCGGGCATAGCAAGAGCAAAATGTGTACGATTGCCTTCGGGAATTAGTTTTACCATAGAACTAAGATGACGAATACCTGCTTCACAAAAGTGAATCTTACCGTACTTGTTAGTATATTCTTTGCATATCTCTAGGGCATGGCGTACAGTCCAAACGTAATTATCGCTACTATCTCCCACGAAACGGGTACAAGGGTGATTATGATAGCCACCCTTGAGAGGTGTGCCTTTCTTAGTAAGAGGCATCATGTCCGGTGTAGCACCGTGTCTAATCACGGCACTACCTAACATTTGTAGCATTTCTACGCACATTTTAGGCAGGTGTTTATTACAGTAATCTCTAGCCGCTAATTCGGGGTTTTCATTTAAGATAAAAATATTCATAGTAAATCCCTCACATCTTCTATCTCTACAATTCCTCTATAAATAATAGGCTTTGTTTGAATACCATCACTATATTCTAGTACGACATAGCACTCATCATCTCCATCACACCATGTCCATTCTAACACTTTCATACTTACTTGCATCGTCTTTTTACTCATATTATACCCTCTCCTTCATAGTATTTAAGTCTGTTGATTGTGCTTCTAAAGCGTCATTGTACGCATCCCTAAGAATCTTAGGCATTTGAGCAGGTGTCGCTCGCAAGTGATTTAATGAAACCAATTTCTTTGCTACCTCATGCACATTGTTAATATCATATTTGTAAACTTTATTTCCATTAACTATTCTCCAATCTTCTTTTACCTTAAAGAAAAGTCTATCCTTAGATAACAAAGATGCTAATTCACGATGACTACAAAGACCGATTCTCTTTTTACTTAAATCTGCTTTTTCATATGCTTCAAGTAATGAAGCAGCATTTTGTTTTCCGTTATCTCTAATATATCTATAACAGAAATCAGCCATGATTTTTCTAGGTCGCCTACTACTCATTCTTCTTCCTCCTCTTTCTTCTTAAGAAAGTCGAGCCAAGACTGCCCTGCTTTCAAATCCAATCTCTTACCATGCCATTTCATTCTTCCTCATCCTCACATTCACATTCATAACAGTGATAGCATCCACTACAATTACCATTATCGCAATACATTTCATCGTATTCGTGCATTTCATCACCACAATTACCACAATACATTACATTATCTTCATCATTGTCATTTAGTCTTACTTCACCTACTACGTGCATACCTGTTTCTAAGGTCGGTTCATCGGTAAAAATAATCCCTAAATCAGATATTTCTTTTACGTTATCTTTATCTGAACAAGTACCGCTATCATTAGAAATAGCACCATAAGGTACGATAGCCAATAAACCCGCATCAACACCCATCTCCGTACCTGCAATCCAACCACGCATTTCTTTTACGGTATTACTAAACTTCCAAGTACCATCTCCGTTTGGACTATCCCAAACTTCTATGGTATAAGGAATATCATCAACAACCCATTTAAGATAAACAGGATATTCATGCCCGTAATCTTTTTTATTCTCTGCTTGACAAAACCATAACAAATCACAAAACTCTCCCCATCTATTATTATCTATGACATAACATGGGTCGCCCACGTAGTATTTATATCCGTAGTATTTTGGTATATTCATAATTCCACTTCCGTATCTGCATCTATTACTACTATCGCTGCATCATAATCCAATGTATGCTCTAAGTAGTCCAATAACTTGTCGGCAATTATATTTGCTATCTTTGCATCGTGTATCACAGTCATTATTTCAAATCTAATATTCATAATATCACAACCGCAGTAATCAAGATGCCTAATGATAATACCCCAAAAATAACTTGAGTAATAATTAGTACCATAAACTCATCATGTACTATTTCCTTAAAACTATCTCTAATCATTCTACATCACCTCTATCAATGTAAGGCTCTAATTTACTAAACTCGGTATCATCAACAAAGGATGATTCGCACCAAAGCATTGTAAATAATGTCGCTGTAAGTTGTTGGTATATTTCTTCTTCATTGTGTCTAAACCACTTTGAATTAATAAATTGTTTAGCCATATCTTCGGACATACCTATCTCTCTCGCTGCTGTATAAAAAGCAGCCCAAATATTATTTTTAGCGTAATTCTTAGCAAAAGAAATATTAGGGTTAAAGTCGTGTTCACCGTATAATGTCTCTATCTCTTCATCATACTTGTGTAAGTTGTTTAGCGTAATTGCCATATTTATTCCTCTTCCTTTATTTCATCACCAAGAAAACTAAACTCACAATCAAAGGAAACAGTATCTAAAGTACTAGAATCTACTTTTATGGGTATTATAATATCCTTGCGTGTTTCTTTATCCATCATACCGAATAAACTAATATCGGTTGTTTCATCATTTCTATCAATGATTATAACTCTAAGCAAATGGTCTAAATCACCTTTGCCTCTTAGTATTCTTATTTCTTTTATGCCGTGTCCTGTTAATCCTACGTTATTCATTTTATCTCATCTCCTTTGTTTCTTGCCAATCTTTTAACACTTGTTCTATATCCCAAATTGCTCTATTTATTTTATTATATTCAACATCGTCTACTATGTCAGTTTCTCTATTCAGTTTATGTAGTGCATCCATAGCATTTTCTAATTCTGTTAAGGCTAAGTCTACCATATCTTCCTCCATACGGAAGTATCGTCTTGTACTCATATATCTCTCTCCTTCTCCATCTTATTTAAGTCTGCTGTTTGTGATTCTAAAGCGTCAAGCATTTTATCTGCGATTCCATGATACTCACTACCGATTCCGTATAATTTGTTAAACCAAACTACTTTTCTTTTGTTATGAGAAACTTGAGGCCATTCTTCCGATTCATCTTCATCTAAACTACAATAATCAGCAATCAATTCATTCATAAAATTAAAATAATCTTCTATAAAAAGTGATGCACCATCAACCCATTCTACAACTAAGTAAAGTTTGTTTTCTCCGAAAACTAAATTAAAATCTGTATCAGATTCGTTTATCCAATTATAAACTTGATTTGTAATAATACTTAAATCAGCCATTATGCAATCACCTCACTTTCTTTTACCACAAAAGAAGGGAATATCTGATGCACCCTTTCTAACAATGCTTGGCATACCCCACAATCTTCATCATAGGTATCAATCAAATCGGTTTGTTCTTCAATTTGTGCTAAATAATAATTACTTTGTAGATAACCCATAACCATTTTCTTTGTCAAAGGTGTATATGTGCAAAGGTATTCCCAATCGTGTATTGCCTGTTTAGCATCAGATTTGGATATAACTTCCTCACTATAATAATCCGGTCTACCTACATTAGTAATATAACCAATAAGCATGGCTATATCTGTATCATCTAAAACCGTTGGTGTCGGTCTTACAGTCATCATTATCCTTCCGTTTTGTCTCTCGCATATTTCTCCGTGTCTGCCGTGTCTCGTTCTCGTCATATATCTCACTCCTTTTCCATTCTATTTAACTATACCGTTTATGATTCCTAAGCGTCATCGTTGTGAGTAAGTAGAGGGTACTACCCCCCTACTTACTTTTACGATAATTCTAAGCGTACATCTCCGTGATAGTCTCCCATGCGTTTGACTTCATTCTTGCACCTGCACCTACGATTGCTGATTCTACTTTGCTATCGCTTGATTTGCCGTCTTTGCTATGACTCCATGCGTGGTCTATGTACTCCGTAGCCACATTGAAAGCAGCCCAAGCACTATTTTCCATGCCGTTCAAGGTATTTGTATCTGATGTTTCTAAGTCTAACAAAGTGGTTAGAGTATTTTGACCTCTAGTGCCTAATCCGTAAGGGTTGTTAGCATCATAATCTTTGCCGCCCTTCATCATATCTTCACTTTGTTTTAGCCCTAAAGTATCTATGTAGAAATTAATTCTCTCATCTTGAGACATTTCAACATTGATTAATTCTGTTGCTGTTTCCATGAATGTCTGATTTAGATGGTCTACAATTTTTAGAGCCTCTACCAATTGTGCTATCCTATCCTCTTGACGTGATGAATGCCTGATAGTTAGAGCATTTTTATCTACGCCCATTTTATTCAATAGATTCTGCATATATGTAAATTGATTACCACATTCAACTCTTACATTTGAGGGTAAAATACGGATGCCGCCCGAACCGTCATTTGTATTTTGCAGCATTATGTACTGGTCCACTGAATCCATTCCACCGATAGAGAATCCATCGGGCATCTTAAAAGATGCTACGATTTTTCTACCGTTATCTACAAGTCCAATCCTATCCCAATCTACTACGCCTCTTTTTACCAAATCGTCAGATATATTTAACAATCTTTCATTTTGCATAACTTTGTATGTGCCTTTTACAACACCAAAAGTTTCATCGGTATCTTCTCTAAATGTCCTAAATTGGTTCGGTATAACCTTACCATCTTTAGTATAGACAGATTCCATACCTATATTGAAATCGGCATTTGCATTCTGCAATACCTCTTTCACAGTCGTTCCTTGTGCTTCTTTTCCAAATCGGGCATATGCGCCCAACATTCCTCTCATTCCATTACTCATTTTTTTCACTTCCTTTTTTGTTTTCTTCTGTTGGTGTGGGTACTTCTCCCACAAAACTAACTAATTTCTCATCAGTTATAAGTGCTTCCTTCTCGCTTCTTAAGCGTCTAATATTATTTTTAATTTCGTTTTGTCTTACAACCATATTCATAATTGCTCTTGCTTCCTCTTTTCTTTCAGATTCATTATACTTATCTTTAGCATAATTACTTTTAGCCCTAATCAAAGGTGCGTTTGGGTCATACTTCATAATCCCATCTCCCTCAACAAATCATGGCACTTTTTTATACGAACAGCCGGATTTTCTGTATGTTTTATTTTCATAACTTTCGGGTCAATTTCTCCACTTTCTATTCTTTCGTCCATCATTCTGTTTATATCATCAGAAGTCCATCCTCTATGGGGGTTCGGTTCAAAGTTAAAACCAAAATCCTCTAATGCTTCTATCGGTGTCTTTGTCATATATCTCTCTCCTTTTTCTTTTTACTTAAATCTATTCTTCTTGAATCTTAAGCGTCATCCTCAATCCCTAGACTGCCTGTTGTTAAATCGTATTCTATTACTGATAATTCTTCTCTTAATACGCTGTACATACTAATTATTTGACCTAAAGTTAATTTCTTTTTTAATGAAAGTAATTCCTCTTCAAATAATTCTTCATGAATTATTGCATAGTCTATATCTCTCAATGGTTCAGTTTTTATAACACGGTAAGTTTCTTGGCTCATAAACTAAACTATATCTACTAGTATTTAACCATGTCGTTTATGCGTCTTAAGCGTCATCTCACATTTTGTAGTCTACTATTTTTTAATTTTTTTAGTTTTAAGACTAAACTACAATTTATTTTGTAGTCTTGTCGGATTTGGTAATTTTTTAAGTTTTGATAGTAGACTACAAAACATTATTTGAAAATAAAAAAAGTGGGATGCACCCGAACGGATGCACCCCGAAAGGTATTTTGACCTTAAAAATAAGTCCTCTTCCGAACCTAATGCCGGAAGGCATATTTTTCTTTTTCGTTAAAT